TTTTGTCAGAAAAACTCAATTGACTATATATTAGAAAAGGGAGTTGAAAATGAGCGGGATGTTGTTCGTCAGGTGGTTAGAGATTTCATCAGGTCACTCAGACCACGTTCCGCCGGTAAGTCTCTTAAAGTGCGTGACTACCAAATTGATGCAGTACATCATGCTATTGCCAGAGATCGTGCTCTTCTTGTTTCTCCTACTGCTTCTGGTAAATCACTCATAATATATTCGTTAGTCCGTTATTATCATATGATGGGATTAAAAACTTTAATACTAGTCCCTACTACATCCTTAGTAGAGCAAATGTATTCAGACTTTGAGGACTATGGTTGGAGCTCTGCTACATACTGCCAGAGGGTATATCAGGGGCATTCCAGTAAGGTTGAGAAAGACGTTATTATATCGACTTGGCAATCAATTTATAAATTACCAAAGAAATATTTTGAACAGTTCGGTTGTGTGATTGGTGATGAAGCGCATATGTTTAAGGCAAAATCCTTAACAGGTATAATGACTAAGTTATATCAATGTAGATACAGATTCGGTCTTACAGGGACGCTGGATGGCACTCAGACGCATCAACTTGTATTAGAAGGTCTATTTGGTCCTGTTGAAAAAGTAACCACCACAAAGAAGCTAATTGACAATAAATCTCTTGCTAACCTTAAAATTAAATGTATTATTTTAAAGCATGATAATATACAAGAGAGAATGAATTATGCAGAGGAACTACAATTTTTAGGCGAGCATGAACGTAGAAATAAATTTCTTGCTGGATTATTAATGCACCTTTCCGGTAATACATTATGTTTATATCAATTAGTTGAGAAGCACGGTAAGCCACTATATGAAGCAGTCAAAGAATCTCAGTCTGAAGGATTTTTTGATGATAGGTTACGAAAGGTATTTTTTATCTATGGTAAAACAAGTACCACAGAAAGAGAAGAAATACGATCTATTGTTGAGGGTGAAACAAATTCTATCACCGTTGCTTCGTATGGAACCTTTAGTACTGGTATTAATATTCGTAATATTCATAACATCGTGCTCGCAAGTCCTAGTAAATCCAGAATTAGGGTGTTACAAAGTATTGGAAGAGGGCTGCGTACTAGTGATAATAAAGATTCTGTTTTAATCTTTGATATTGCAGATGACCTTACTTTTAGAGGCCAAAGTAATTTTACACTAAACCACTTTCAAGAACGTATAAACATTTATAATACTGAACAATTTGAATATGAGATTAGTAAAGTAAAAATTAGAACCTAATATATAATCACAATAAAGGATAACCGAAATGAACCAAACAGTATATAAAATTGTAAAGTTCACAAATGGAGAAGAAATTATTTGTGAATTGAGTGATGAAGCCATCGACGGAGAATATGAAATAGGATTTCCTCTAAAAATGCAAATTGTTTCCCAACCAACGCAAAAGGGATCAATCGATTCTTTAAATTTAAGTCGTTGGATTGGACCATATACAGAACAATCATATTTTAGTATTAGGGAACATCATATTTTAATAATTGCTGAAGCTTCAGTTGGATTAAGTAGATATTATGAACATGTTATGAGTCAATTTGAAGCTTGGGATGATCCAGAAGTTAGAAATAGACTAGATGAAATTGATGATAGCGATGTATATGATGATCTCTTAAAAGAACTAGAAGTAACTAATAAATCAATTCATTAGCAACCCAGCAAGCTTAATATACATACTTTTTAACCCTTTGTCAAGTCACTTATAGTACTAAAATGTCCCTTGACTTTTTTTCTGTAATGTAGTATATTAAGTAATAATAAACATAAAGGAAATCTTATGGCTAGACAAAAGGGCGAACACTACGTTGATAATCGTAAATTATTTGAATCTATGATTGAGTTTAAAGAAAAATGCAGACTGGCAAAAGAATCTGATAAAGAAAGACCACCTGTTTCAAATTATATCGGTGAGTGTTTTCTAAAGATTGCTACTCATTTATCTTATAAACATAACTTTATTAATTACACATATAGAGAGGATATGATTTCAGATGGCATCGAAAATTGCTTGCAATATGTTGAAAACTTTAATCCTGAGAAATCAAAGAATCCATTTGCATATTTTACACAAATAATCTATTATGCCTTTTTACGAAGAATTGCAAAAGAGAAAAAACAAACTCATGTAAAAAATAAAATGATTGAAAATCAAAGTTATGAATCTTGGGTAAAGATGGAAGGTGATGACGCGTCTTATAGTGTATTAGGCTTTGATCCTATGATTATGCTTCCAGAAGATGATGTGTATAAACCTAAGAAAAAAGTAAATGAAAAATCAAAAGGCTTAGAAAAATTTATGGAAGACGATATTGATAATATTGCTGAGCGTGGTGTTGAGCGTTGAAGATTGGTATTATTACTGATACACATTTCGGAGCAAGAAATGATAATCAAAACTTCAATGACTATTTCTATAAATTTTATGAGAATGTTTTCTTTCCTACACTGAAAGATAACAATATTACTACATGTGTTCATATGGGTGATGTAGTAGATAGGCGTAAATTTATTAGTTTCAAGACTGCTAGTGATTTTCGTAAAAGGTTTATTGATAAGTTTAAAGAAATGGGTATTGAACTTCATCTTATTATTGGCAATCATGATACTTATTATAAGAATACCAACGAAGTAAATTCAATGGATGAATTGGTAGGCTCGGACAAGTGTAATATCTACACTAGACCACAAGTTGTGGAGTTTGATGGTTGTCCTATTCAATTCATGCCTTGGATTAATGTTGGTAATTATGAAGAATCTATGACAGCACTGGCCAGTTCACCAGCACAAATTTTGATGGGACACTTAGAGGTAAATGGCTTTGAAATGCATAAGGGTCATATGGCCGAAGGTTCCTTTGATAAGGAATTGTTTAGTCGGTTTGACCTATGCTTTAGTGGACACTTTCATCATAAATCTGATGATGGCCATATACATTATCTTGGAACTCCATACGAGATTACTTGGAGTGATTGTGATGATCCAAAAGGGTTTCATTTCTTTGATACTGAGACAAGAGAACTAGAGCGTATTATTAATCCTTATACTATGCATAAAAAGATTTTTTATGATGATACTACAATAGATTATAGTAAATTTGATGTTTCTGACTTTAAAGATAAGTATGTTAAATTGATTGTAGTTAATAAGAAAGACCTTTACGAGTTTGATAAGTTTACTGATAGATTGCTCAAGGCAGATGCTTATGAAGTTAAGATCATTGAAGACTTCTCTGAGTTGGATGCTGAAAATGTATCGGATGATATCGTAGAGAATACAGAAGACACGATGACCTTGTTAGAGAAATACATTGACCAGCTTGATGTTACATTGAGCAAAGACAGATTGAAAAATACGATGCGGTCACTTTACACTGAGGCGCAAGATTTAGAAATATGATTCATTTTGAAACTGTGAGGTGGAAGAACTTCCTGTCAACTGGTAATAATTTTACAGAGATACAGTTAGATAGGAACTCAACCACATTAATTATTGGAGAGAATGGTGCTGGTAAATCTACCATTCTTGATGCATTATGTTTTGGATTGTTTGGTAAGCCATTTCGCCCCATCAATAAGCCACAACTGATTAACTCTGTTAATGGTAGTGGAACTTTAGTTGAGGTTGAATTTAAAATTGGTTCCAAGAAAGTCAAGATTATTCGTGGTATTAAACCAACTGTATTTGAGATTCATGTTAACGGTAAGTTGTATAACCAAGATGCCAACTCCCGTGACTATCAGAAGTATCTTGAACAACAAATTTTAAAGTTAAACTATCGTAGCTTTACACAAGTTGTTATTCTTGGCTCCTCAACATTTATTCCCTTTATGCAATTGAAAGCTAAATTTCGCCGTGAAGTTGTTGAGGAGATACTTGACATTCAAATATTTTCCTTGATGAATATGATTCTCAAACAAAAATTAAAAACTATTGCTGATGATTTGCGTGAGATAGATTATAAGTTTAACCTAACAACGGAGAAGGTTGGCCTACAGGAGAAATATATTGATGAGATGTTTATGCATAAGGAAAATCTCATAAAGGAAAAAACCTCACTTATAGGTGGGAACGAGGAAGAGATTTTTAAGAAGAATTCAGATATTAAATTTTACACTACAAATAATCAAGAACTCCTGTCATATATAGTTGATAGTGATAAAGTAAACGATAAACATACTAAACTAAAAGACATTCAATCGCAGTTGAAAGAGAAACACCGGGCACATACCAAACTGGTTGGTTTCTTTGAGAGTAATGAAGACTGCCCAACCTGTCAGCAACACATCGATGAAACCTTTAAATCTTCTATGATTGATAAAAAGAAAGGTGATGCAGATAATGTTACTTCTGGAATGGAAGAACTCAAAGAAGAGTTGTCCAAGGTCACTTCTCGACAGAAAGAGATAAGTGACATTGCTGTTAAGATTAGGGATAATGAAGTTCATATTGCAAAAGAGAATAGTTCTCTCATTCAGCTTGAGAAATTTAATGCTACCTTGCAGTTAGAGATTGACCAATTAACGAGTGGTGAAGTTAACAAGAGTGATCATAACGAACTTAAAGCTTTGAAGGAAACTCTGTCCGGTATTGATATGCAAAAATCAAAATTACGTGAAGATAAAACTTATTCAGACGCTGCAAGGAATATGCTGCAGGATACGGGTATCAAGACTAAGGTTATCAAACAATATCTTCCTATTATGAATCGTCTTATCAATACCTATCTAACGTCTATGGAATTCTATGTGAACTTTACATTGAACGAGAGCTTTGAGGAAACCATCAAGTCAAGATACCGTGATGAATTTACCTACGATTCGTTTAGTGAGGGTGAGAAGATGCGTATTGATTTGGCGTTGCTATTCACATGGAGAGCCGTTGCTAAAATGAAAAATAGTACCAACACTAATTTATTGATACTTGATGAAATTTTTGATAGTTCTATGGATAGCACAGGTACAGATGAATTTCTAAAGATTTTGAATACGCTCGGTGATGAGAACGTGTTTGTGATTAGTCATAAACAGGATATTCTTGCTGATAAATTCAGAAGCACAATTAAGTTTGATAAGGTGAAAAACTTTAGTCATGTGGTTGAGTAAAAAAAGAAATTAAATTTTAGGAAGATATCATGGGAAAACGCAGTAATTTTGAGAGAAAGGAGAGGGACTTCTACGAAACACCGATAGAAGCAACTCTACCATTAATCCCACATTTAGGGTATGATTTTACATTTATAGAACCTTGTGCTGGAGCTGGTGTGTTGATTGACCATTTAGAAGATAATGGTGGTAAATGTAATTTTGCCAGTGATATTGTGCCGCAACGTGGTGATATTCACACTTATGATTATAGACAAATTAGTATGAAATATTTTTCTGAAACTGATTATATAATCACAAATCCGCCATGGAACAGGATATTGCTGCATCCTATGATAGAACATTTTTCATCACTATGTCCAACATGGCTATTGTTTGATGCAGATTGGATACATACCAAACAGAGCGTGCCATATATTACTAACTTACACAAAATAGTAAGCGTTGGCCGTGTTAGATGGTTTGGTAATACAACAGGAAAAGATAATTGTGCTTGGTATTTATTTTGTAAAAAACCAGCAAAAGAAATTAAATTTTATGGGAGAACATAATGTCAGTATATAAATTAGTTGAAAATACCAATCCAATCCTATCTATACCTATTGAGAAGTGTAGTGAGGATTTAAATCGTCAAGAACTCAAGGACGATCTTATAGAGACAATGGATAATTATCAGGGTGTTGGGTTGTCTGCACCTCAGTGTGCAGTTATGGAGCGAGCATTTGTAATGTATTCTGATATTAACAAGAAAGAAATCATTGCATGTTTTAATCCTAAAATTATAGAGAAGAGCTCTGAAAAGATTCTCATGGATGAAGGATGTTTGACGTTTCCCGGCATATGGATTAAGGTTTTTCGGGCAGACCATATTACCTGTTCATTTGAGGATGAAAATGGGGAACTTAATGAGGTTAAAATGTTTGGCCTTGAAGCCCGAATCTTCCAACACGAACATGATCATATGGAAGGAACCAACTTTACCAAACTGGTAAGTAAGTTAAGATTGAATATGGCTAAGAAAAGGTCAATAAAACAACTTAAAAAGTCAATTAGAATAGCTAGTTAAATCAAAGACTTGGCCGTGAT